TTGCGGAGAAACTTATGAATTACATGAACTTACACTTGATCACGTTCGCCCTAAGTGTCTTGGTGGCGAAGACCTTACTTCAAATTTGGTACCCAGCTGTAGGAAATGCAATCAGGCTAAAGGAAGTAGCAATTGGCTACAATGGATGAGAGAGACATTTGGTATTACCAATAGGGAAACATTAATTCTATCACACATTCGTTAATTATGGACAAAAAGAAAACACTCAAGCAGATGCGTGACGAGATCAAGCAAATGGTCGAAGCATCCCAAAAACGCCAGGGTCGTGATACTAAGTCAGAGATGGGCTCTAAAGCTATGAAAGCTAAAGATACATCTAAGAACTTTCAAGATGGTGGTTATAAAGCAAAGACAAAGGTAGATGGGTCTAAATACCAAGGCGCTCCTATCTCCAAAGCTAACCTTCAAGAATACAAAGAAGCTCAATCACCTAAGGAAAAGGCTAAGCCCCGTCAACGTCGTGGTGCAGGTCGTGAGGACATGATGAGTAATCAGCGTCAACGTGAGATTATGGAACGTGAGGAGCGTAAGCGTAAGAGTAACATGGACAAAGGCGGGTCCAATGTAGTTGGGAGTTAAGTTGTGGCCCTAAGTGAAGAAGAGTTAGAAGCTCAACGAGAGTATTACCAGAGATCTGGTGGTCCTGTTATCGGTAAACGCTCTACGCTATCTACACAACCTAACAAATTATTTAAGGAATCACAGCAAACAAACCGAATTCCTACAAACTTTAAGAGTTGGGCTGATGCTGAAAGTGCTTTCTTAGAAGAAATAGACAAAGGGTTAAAACCTAATAAAGCTAGAGAAAAATTAGGTCTAACGTATCAAAATGTCATCGGTAATTACTATTTTGATGTTGGTACAGATCGAAAAACTGGTGAAAGGCGAGGCTTTAATTCTAGGGCAGTAAATGAAGATATTCACCCAATCGCTGAACGTGAACTTAGAAAAACGCAAGGCGATGCTGCTGTGGATAATTTCCGCGGACAACTAAAAGATGGTTGGGGTGATTATAAAAAGAAAGCTGCCTACGATCCTATGGCTATCAGTGCTCAAGACGAAGCTAGGCAAGTTAGAAATTACTTAACTTCATTCTTAGGTAGAGGTGATCCTAGAGACCAAGGAATGCAAGTACAGCGTGGCCACGGTTTTTCAGCATCACAATTTGGTGGTAGCACTAATTTGATGGATCTTTGGCCAGAACTTGGTCATTATAATGTACATGGTCATGCGGGTCTTGCTGGTAATCCGAGGATGCATCCTGACATCATGTATGAAATGAACGCTGCTGATACTGCTGAAGCGGCTTATTATAATGAAGATCTTGATAGGAGAGGTTTAACCATTAACCCAAGGGCCACGCAATGGCCTGGGGCAATGATGGCTGTTGATGAAAGTGGTGCTCAAACCTTTGGGCGCAGGTCTGGCCAATCTTACTCTATGGGTCCTGCTATTGAAAGGACTCCAGGTGTCAGTGAAGCAGCTTTACCAGCACAACAACGTAGGCGCGATGAGTTAATGGCACAGATGGGTGCTACTGGTCCAAGGCAGGCTATTAATGAAGCTAATAGTAAATCTATGATCATGGAGTCCACTCAATCAGTAGGTACTCCTCTTAGAATCATTCAAGCTGGTACACCAGTAACTCCACAGCCAAAAGATGTAAAAGCTACAGTTGTATCTCCAGGTGGATTTGAAAGAACTATAAAAATACCTCAATCTACTAGAGAGCAACTTACATCTAAATTAACTAATGCTGGTGTAGATCCTAATAGAGTTGAAGAAATTGTTAATAGGACACGTCCATTTACTAAAGGACCTACGATTGTCCCTGCACCAACTAAACCCACAATTACTCTAACACCAAGTCAATCCTTAGGTCAAAAGGCTGCAGCTATTGCCAATAGGGAACCAGTGTTACCCCCTAAACCAGCAGTGGTTGCACCTAAACCAGTAGTCAAACCTAAATCAGTGGCTGCTAAACCTAAACCAAAAGCAGTAACTAAACCCACACCAGTTGTAACTACTAGAACAACTAAGGTTAAACCGACTAGTGCTAGTATGCAGATTAGGGCTATGCAGAACACGGTACCTGATGCAATTAGAATTCAACCAGGTATGAGTCTACCTAGTGCATCTTTGATTCAAGGTATTTAGCGTATGGCAGAAAAGAAAAAGCAAACTATTCAAGATAAAGTCTTGAAGCTAATACGTGACCTTAAGATCGGATACATCAACGGTCAGAACCCTATGGGTCGTGCTCAGGTAACTCATGGCTACTTCCCCGCTAAGAATGCGTCTCTCAATATCGGGTCATTGATGAATATGCCGTATGATCCTGAGATGAGGATTCGACCTAAAGATCCTCAGCAACAGTTACGGGCTATGACTTCTGGTGTTGGTAGGATTGAACGTATCCATAATGCCTACATCAAACCGCGAGTAAAGCTTGCTGATTAAACAACCACCATTGGTACCTAGGAGCCTCTACAAGGGGCCTCTAGGTGCCTTTACGTATATTTTACCATATGGACACTTTAACCGCCCTTAGAGACGATTTTAAGCTCTTTCTTCAGGCACTGTGGGGACAACTAGATCTACCATCACCAACACGTGCTCAGTACGCTATTGCTGACTATCTACAGCATGGACCTAAGCGACTACAGATCCAAGCCTTCCGAGGAGTCGGTAAATCGTGGATCACGGGAGCTTTTGTGTTGTGGACACTTTTTAACAACGCTGAGAAGAAGATCATGATCATCTCTGCCTCTAAGGAGCGTGCTGATAACATGTCTATCTTCCTGCAGAAGCTGATCATCGAGACACCATGGCTATCACATTTGAGACCAAAGAGTGATGAAGCTAGGTGGAGTCGTATCTCCTTTGACGTTAACTGTAGCCCTCACCAAGCACCATCCGTTAAGTCGGTGGGTATTACAGGTCAGCTAACTGGTTCACGTGCTGACCTTATGATTCTTGATGACGTGGAGGTACCAGGTAACTCTATGACTGAAATGATGAGGGAAAAACTACTGCAGCTATGTACTGAGGCTGAGTCCATCCTAACTCCCAAAAAGGATAGTCGTATCATGTACCTTGGTACTCCTCAGACTACCTTCACCATTTACCGTAAGCTAGCTGAGCGTAACTATCGTCCTTTTGTGTGGCCATCACGCTACCCACGTAAAGATAAACTATCACAGTATGAGAACCTCCTAGCACCTCAGATCCTAGAGGATATCGAGATGGGGGTAGAGGAATGGACTCCTACAGATCCTGATCGTTTCACTAGTGAAGACCTAGTAGAACGTGAAGCAGCTATGGGTCGTAGTAACTTCATGCTACAGTTTCAATTAGACACAGCTTTGAGTGATGCAGAAAAGTTCCCACTTAAATTCAGTGATCTTGTCGTTACCTCTGTTAACCCCACACAGGCACCTGATGCTGTGGTGTGGTGTAGTGATCCACGTAATTGTCTCAAGGACCTCCCTACCGTAGGACTACCAGGTGATTACTTCTATTCACCGATGCAGTTACAAGGGGAGTGGGGACCATACACAGAAACAATCTGCTCAGTAGACCCCTCAGGACGAGGCACAGACGAAACAGCAGCTACATACATCTCACAAAAGAATGGCTTTCTCTACGTTCACGAAGTACGAGCGTATCGCGACGGTTATAGCGATAACACACTTCTTGACATCCTTCGTGGGTGTAAGCGTTATAACGTTACCAAACTTCTTATCGAAACAAACTTCGGAGATGGTATCGTCGCAGAACTCTTTAAGAAACACCTGCAACAAACAAAACAAGCAATAGACGTTGAGGAAGTACGGGCTAATGTTCGTAAGGAGGATCGTATTATCGATGCCCTCGAACCCGTTATGAACCAACACCGACTCATCGTTGATAGAAGTGTGGTAGAATGGGACTATGCCTCTAACAAAGATGCAGCACCCGAAGAGAGGCTATTGTATATGCTGTTCTACCAAATGTCTAGGATGTGTCGTGAGAAAGGTGCAGTTAAACACGACGACAGATTAGACTCACTAGCTCAAGGTGTCAAGTACTTCACAGATGCTATGGGTATCTCAGCCCATGAAGCCGTTAAACTACGTAAACAGGAGGACTGGAACGACATCTTAGAGACATTCATAGATGACCCAGTAGCCGCTACTAACCACTTAGTTTTGGGTTTTAATATCGACCAAAGAAGGCAGGCTAGAGGTAAGACAAAAAGTTCAGTCCCCACCTGGGTTTAGACCAGATCCCACCCGTTAAGCGGGAGCTGAAGGGTGGATCAGACCCCGTGAATGGAGGAAGACATGTCTTTATCAAGACACATCTTCCTCTTTATTAATGTCCCTGGGAATGGACATTCTGTAAGTACTAACTCCAAAGACACAAACCTCCACTAACTAATACTGAATCTTGGAGTACTGATTCTCCCCATCCTTCTGAATCCTGTCACTACCTATTCTACTGTATACACTATGAGTAGAACATATCGTAAAGAACCTACTTACATGTTTAGACCTGTACGTACTTATAATGAGTTACGTCAGCAATTCTTTGATGATGAGGGTTATACAGTATCAACTAGACAGCGTTATATACCTACACTATACGACGACATCCACATCTCTGCCTACCAACAACTCGACCACCACCGCTAATGATCCATTCCACCAAACTGGTTCACATCACCCCTAACGCTGAAGAACTTATTAGTTATATGGCTAGGGTATCTAATCCCGCTAATCAAAACAACACTGAGACCAGTGCTAAACTAATTAAGTATCTTATTGACCATCACCACTGGTCACCATTTGAGATGGTTAATATGTGTGTAGAGATTGAGACTACTAGGAGTATAGCTGCACAAATCTTGAGGCATAGGTCGTTTAGCTTTCAAGAGTTTAGTCAACGATATGCACAAGTAGAACTAAGGCCTGAGATCCCTGAGCTTCGTAGACAAGATACAAAAAACCGACAGAATAGTATCAATGACCTAGAGGAAGATAAGAAGAAGTTCTTTGATTCTAAGATTGGTCACCTCTATAGTGAATGCTATCGTGTCTATCAAGATCTACTGGATGCTGGGGTAGCTAAGGAGTGTGCTAGAGAGGTGCTACCAATGGCTGCACCTACTAAACTGTACATGAACGGTACTATTCGATCCTGGTTGCACTACTGTGACCTACGTACAGCTCATGGTACACAGAAAGAACACGCACAGATAGCAGCACAAGTGCAAGACATTCTCTATCAACACCTCCCTAATGTATGTGAGGCAATGTGGAACAAAGACTTAAACTAAACGAATTCAAAGCACTTTATAAAAGTTGGAAGACAAGTGTACCATGGTTGGATCACCTCCTACTTGGTTTACTTGTTTGGTTAGAGGAAAAGCTCATTAATGCACGTGTTAAGATTGAGATAGATGAAGCGATTAAGGAATGGGAAACGCTTCAACCACCTATGCCAGATATGGTGACTCCTGTCTACACAGAAACACCTTCAGCGACGTCTATTGCTCGCTCAGAGCAAGCTACAAGGCTCCCTGAGATGCGTCTAACTGCTCCTTGGTATAAGGACACTGCGGGTACTGATTAAGGCTCCTATAAGGGGCATTGTGAGGGGGTCTTAAATTTTTGACATAAATTTAACAAGCCTTATATCGCCAGTGGGCCTCGTATTTCCCCCCAGTGCCCCCCTCTTGCGATCAAGGACTCCTACCGTATATCAATAGACAGCACTGTATGTAGTGTACTGCTAGCCAGTGTGTAACTAATTGGTAGCGGTGGAGTACTGGGTGCAAGGGGTTAGTAACTGGTGGGTATGGCGGTATAACGCTATATGTAGTGGTGTTAGGATATGGTGACACTAGGGTATATATCAAGTTATCTGTC